GGAAAATGGCCTGGCTGGTGACATTCACGCTGGCGGAACATATCAGCGTGCAGGAAAAGCGGGAGGCCAGGGCAACCGGTAAAACGACCGCGAAAAAACAGACGGCGGGCAGCGCAGGGCAATCCGGTGGGCAGTCTGCCGGAGAAGATGAAGAAAAACTGACGTGGTTTGAAAAGAAAGTGCTGAAACCCGTCAATGATGTGTTGGGTTAATGATGAAACCAGTAAAACGCCTTTACCTTTCAACGGATGAAGTTCACCTGGCTGATGCCAGCCTGGTGCTGGAGCTGAACAGCTGCGGCCGGGGATTTATCACGGCACAGACAACCACGGATTACACCGGAAAACTGGTGCGGCTGGATGTGGGGTACAGCGATCTGCTTTTGCGCTGGTTTACCGGTTATGTGGAACGCTCACAACCCGCCGAAAATGGGTTTCAGCGTCTGTTTGTGCGCGAGCTGGTCGGCGTATTTGAAAGAATGTGGCCATGTTCATTTCAGCACCCAACCTTGCGGAAGGTAGCCATCTGGCTGGAGGAAAACAGCGGGATCACCATCACCGTACCCGATGCCCCATACAGCGACACGCCGATCCCACATTTCACCCATAGCGGTACCGGGTACCAGTTGCTGAATAATCTGGGCAGGGCATTCAGTATCCCGGATTACATCTGGTATCAGATGCCGGATGGTTCGCTGTACGCTGGCGGCGCAGAAAAGGCGCTGTTTGCCGGTCGTCCGGTCGATATTCCGGCAGAGTTCAGCCAGGGCGCCGCTGGCGGTAATTCCATGACATTGCCGGTGATCCAGAGTTTGCGACCGGGTGCGGAACTGAACGGGGAGCGTGTGACCAAAGTCCATCTGACCAATGACACGATGGCTGTCACATGGACACCCAGGAACCGCGCCACGGGTAAGCCATTGCAGAAAACACCGGCGCAACGCCAGATTGAAAGTCATTACCCGGAACTGGCATCCGGGCTTCATTTGCCAAAGATGGCCAGAGTCGTGGCACATTCAGAGCCGGTAAAAAGCGGTAACTCTGCCGATCCCTTCCGGCCACGTTATGCCGTGGACGTTCAGCTGCTTGACGCAGACGGAAACCCGGACAATCAGACGCCTGTTTACTCAGCGGTGCCGCTGCCGGTGCCAATGGCTGGGAATGATTCAGGTATGTTTCAGTTTCCGCCCGAAGGGACGCTGGTTGAGATTGCATTCACGGGAGGCAGACCGGATAAACCTTTTATCAGGCAGACGCTGCCGAATGGTACCAGTCTGCCGGACGTTAAACCCGGTGAGCAATTGCAGCAGCAGCGGGAAGAAGTATCCCAGAGGGTGACTCTGGCGGGTGACTGGGTAAGGCAGACCGATCAGACCATCAGTGAAACATCGATGGTGCGAACTGTAAAAGCAGATACAGAACAACGTGACCTGGTCAGTCGCGAAACCACGGTTAAAGCCACGGATAAAACCATTGTGGTGGGGACCGCCACCCTGCTAGCCGGAGCCATTCAGCAGGTCAGTGCCGGGGATTTTAGCCAGGCCGTGAAAGGTAACAGGCTGGCCAGCATTGAAGGAAACGAAGAAACGGACATAGCAGGACAGCAGTCCATTAAAGTGGGCGGTGCTGTAGCCGTGGAGGTTGGCGAAAGCCTGACTGAAAAGATTACTGCATTACGCAAATCGGTAGCATCGGGCGGTCAGCAGATTATGGGGCCAACCATCCATATCGGCAGTGAGAGTGTAAACACGCTGACCATGATGTTGGACACCATTGATTTACTGGCAGAGCTGGCGCAGCAATGTGCGAGTCATTCGCACCCCAGTGTTGGTACGCCAACCAATGCCGGAGCATTTACCCAGACAGCAGAGAAAGCAGGACAGACCCGAAGTAAGTACCAGAAAATCATCGCCTGATCATCCCATCAGCCCGCGCATAATGCGGCTTTTTGATACCTGTTTAACCGCGATACCTGGGAGTAGGGGAACTGATTGCACAACAGATACCTTTTAGGGTGAGTGAATATTGAGCACTTCAATATGGCGTGTTGGGATATGGTAAAATATGATTTTCATAAAAAAAGGAAAACACTATGGTAACCTGTTCCATCAATCCATACCATGACATTGCAGATGAAAGCAAACGTGACGCCATTGTCAAAATATTGACTTTGCTCAGTGAAGAAGCACAGCCTGAATTTGCACTAATTAAGCATTCTGGTGCTGGTAGTCGCTCAGAACAAATACTGGGTGAATTGCGTATGTTTGGGTTGATTCAACCCAGCGTAAGGGATGGCTTTTTTGCACTCACTGATAGAGGTGCGTACGCACTTAACGAAATGAAATAGCTCTCTTTAGTACCCGCCTAGTGCGGGTTTTTTATACCTGTATTCTCACGCAACCAGAAGCATTCTAAGCACTTTTTTTCTCTGACCACCATCCCGTAACACCACAAAAGGATCTGTGCTGTCACGTTGCGCTGACGGCACTACACACTGACAAAATAAATCTTTCGCAGACCAAAATGGCACTACACCGCACCCGCCTGCGGTTTCTGGATAGATAAAATTTTTCAGTTTTCTTTTTCAACAAATCGGACTGCCAACCCGCGCCGCTGCTGGCAGTTTGCAGCAAAGCCAGAACTGAAAAGATTGAAATAGATTTCAGAATTTTTCAGCTTATTTGATTATTTTTGAATGGATATTTTTGGTATCGTATTGATAATTAGGTTTATTATTCCTTTTTGTTTGGAATTTTGGTTCTTAATTGATTGTTATGATCAGCACGTTATCGAGCATGTCCCCAGTGCATATAAGGGTTGCGAGAGATTTTTGGAGATTTAAAAACTGAAAATTCTTCACATTAAACTTTTTGTTAAGTTGTGCACCCCCTTATATAGAGGGTGCTTATAATTTATTCCATGCTTACATACTAAAAAGAGCGTAAATCTCTTTTAGTTTCTGTTGGTTTTCAAAGAAGCGAGGCATATGACTTGAAGAGTAATGCTTGTCAATATAGGTAGTAATAGTATCAAAAGCATCATCCAGTGTCGGAATAAAATTAGGTAGGGAAGTCAAAGCTATAACTGAGGATGAATTTAAAATATTAGGGTGTTTATTCATTGCAATGGAAATTAAAACATAGCGGCCATGTATTACAATCTTTTGCTCTCTCTTAATAGTGCATGTTTTTTCTAAATGCAACAAATGATTTAAGCATTCTCTGTAAACGTTTACTGCATTTATAACTTTGACACTGGTGATGCTAGGATTAAACACGCTTTTATATAATGGGCCTGTTAAACTTTCGAAAAAACGGCCTCTGTTGGACTTCAAGTTTGCAATGTTTCTTAATGAGAAGTTACAGCAAACTAAAGCATTAAGTGCATCATCCATGTCAATAATATATGGTGATGGATTCGCTTGGGGGGTGTCGCTTCTTTTTATCTCATACTGATATGGATGTTCAAAGGAAATTGATTTTCTCAGTTCAAGTTGTATTGGGTCTTTGGATGCAAAATCCCTGGATGTAACTTTATTCTGATTGTTATTGGCTATGGTAATGTCTAATGAAATATCATCTACATCATCATCTGTAGCATCATCACTATTATTAATTAAAGACTTTATAAACCGGCATGATATCTTTACCTTGCTCAGAATATCATCTGTTGCTTCACCAGACTGATAAGCTTTTCCAATAGTGCTTATAGTTTGAGCACCGTTAATTACACTCATGTTTTTAAAATCGAATCCGCCTGATTCTCTTCTGTTTATATTATTACGTCTTCTTGGCGCATAAGAATCAACAAGAATGGTAATGCCATTGTTAAAATAATAGAAAAGCTCTGGACGGTTTATTAATGTATCTCTTATTGCTTGGTTTACTTCTGAAACATCTCCAAGCCCACCCCTGATATTTTTCTCAAATAGTCTGTCACCATAATTTTCCCACCAATGTGCAACTATGTCACCAGTGACAATACCATGAACTGCAGGTAAAGGATGGTCGCTTAGCCCATATTGTAAAACCTCAACATCATCCATATCTATTTTGATTGAATTTGGATTGCTGATGAAGTCTCTAAGATCATCCAAATTTAGAATCGATATGGTGGTTGCATCTGGACCAATATCATAATTAAGCTCTTTTCTATTTTGTTCAATAATAGTTTGAACATCATGGCTTAATTGATTCCCTCCACTATAAGAAAATGTAAAAATATATTTATATGAAGCATCGTAGGCATTATCTAAGTCACTTTCTGAACGGCGGAATCTGGCATTAAATAAATCATATTTTTCTAAAAGGATTTCTTTACAGGAATTTAGAAAATCATTTATTTCGCTTCGCCCAATTGATCCATTTCCACTAGAATCAAACTTTGATTGAACAACTGTGACAATTCTCTTATCATGATTAACATAGATTGCATCAACACCATGGTCATCACTTCCGTCACAAACGCTATCAGCACAGATCTCATTATCTAATTCTGTATTATGATATTTTATAGATAGCGCAGCGATGCATCTTGACATAAGATTATATTCTCTGTCGGTCGCTTTACTACCAACATTGCTCATGTCAATATGCGATGAATAGTTTTTGGTAAGATATCTTTTTAAAGCATGTATTGCTATTTCTCTACTTGAGCTCATATAAATACTCCCTCTCCTGAGATTTAACTTTTCCTACAAAAAATATAGCAGGGTTAATGAGTGGTATGTAAATTAATCAAAATCGATAATAGTTTACTTCCTTTTTAAAGAGCAAAATACCTATCAAATTTCAGTGTTGGAACTTAGAAAGTTATTAAAGTTAACTTTTGGGCCGCAATAGATTAAATCTGCGACTTTAAAAAAACAAGCACATTGTAGAAGCATTAGTTTTAGTGCGACACTTATGCGACATTTAATGTTTTTATTTTGTTGTATCATGTTGATTTTATTGTGTAAAAAATATATTTATATAGTTATATTATATAGCTATTGCTAAAACGTTAATTTTTTGTACCTTCGCAACTCTGGTTTACAATGTGCGCACGAAATGAGAACGCTATGTATGCGTCACC